TGCACAAATTGTACAAGACACTGTTCCAAACTATGCAAAGGTTGGTGAGTTTGTAAGAGCTATGCGTGTATCTCCACTAGGTAACTTTATGTCATGGCCATCAGAAGTATTTAGAACAGGTGCAGGTATATTTAGACAAATAATAAAAGATTTAAAAGACCCAGTAACAGGTAAGATAAATCCAATAACAAGTACAAACCCAATGAAATCAGAAGGTATGAGAAGACTTGTAGGTACAACACTTGCTATGGGTGTGATTCCATATGGATTAATAAAAGGATCGCAAGCAATGTACGGAGTAACACAAGAGGAAGCAGATGCAGCAAGAGACTTTGTTGCACCATGGTCAAAAAATTCACAACTAATATTTATGAAAGATCCAGATACAGATGAACTATATTATACAGACTGGTCTAAAAACAACGTATACGATACACTTACAAGACCATTTCAAAGTTTACTTACAAACATACAACAAGGTGTAGATGATGAAGAAGTATTATTAAAAGGTTTTATGGAAGGTATTACAAAAGCCATGAGTGAAACAGCATCACCTTTTATATCAGAGTCTATCTACTCAGAAGCATTTGCAGATATTATGTTAAGAGGTGGTAGAACTAGAGAAGGTCAAGAGTTATGGACAGA